TTTTGTAATTCTCTAACATGCTCAGCTTTGTTGAATGTCAACAATCTAGAGTTTTCAGTGTTAGCAGCTTCCATAGGAACTCCATCCTTAGATGGTCTTGGGAAGTATAAGTCATAATTCACATAACCTTCTTTATTTTCCCATTCTCTACCACCAACACAAGCATTAAAGTAACCTGTTCCAGAGAACAAACTATTACATGCTTTCATAAAGTCCTCAATAGTCTCTGCTTCAATTAAATCTAAATCAGATCTTAAACCAAGAACTTCAGACAAAGTAATCATAGCTTTCATGATCTCTGTGTCTCTATTTACTACTCTACCACTTGGCAATGTAGCATCTTTATATGCATAAGGGGACATTCTAATTCTTCCTACTTGCCCTTCATATCTTTCACCATTAGGATCATTTACATTCTTAAGGAAACCTGTAAAGTCTCCTTTAACTGGTTCACTTTCACAATGTAGTGTAACATTATAAGCTTCTGTATCATATGGTGTTTGATCCATAGTGATAGCATTGATCTTAATTAATTGGTTACCTACTCCTAAAACTGGTTTCACTTTTCCTGCTCCTGCAGACATGTCTTTAGTACTTAACATACACTTTCTTTTTTTTGGTTAAACATTAAAAAATTATTCTTCATACTTCAATATACAATCTTTAACATACTGAAGATCATTTGGGATTGTAAGATCTTCAAACATTCCCATTGGTGATTTACAGGTATTCTCTCCATTAGTTTGAGTTTCAAACACATATTCAAGACTACCATCTTCTTGCTTGATAGCTTTACCAAACAAAACTATAGAAAATAAGCCCTCCAAAGTTAATGCATTATCTATCATTTTACCAACAGTTTTTGCTTTAACTTTTCTATGACCATTAATATCAGTTGAATCTTCTGAATGAGTTAAGAAAAAGATGTATAAGTCTTCCCTCAAATCTTTTGGCATCTTTGCTACTTGTGCTAAGTTAGAAGCAATTTGGGTAAACTTATCATAACCTTTCTCATTAGCTCTATCAAAATATTCAAAGCTAGACATATACTGCCAATCATCAATAACAATGTTTGTGATGTGTGGCATTTTATCATTAACATGTTTCAAGGCTTTTACAATACCAACAGAACTTGAAGTTGATGTCAAGTTACCATTAGGATTATCTTTACCTATTTGCTTATACTTACCCTTCCATCCTTTGAATGGTAAAGGTTTATTAGCAATGTTTATAATGAAGGTTTCTTCAGGGTTTAAGTTTCTGATTGAGGTTGATTTACCTGAACCAGACTCTGCAATTATTAACGTGCTTTGTGCCATATTATAATTTTTTCTCTAATATATTTGCTATTCTATCTATTGACTTAGTTAATCTCTCTATTGAGGCAACTACAGTCATCTCTTTTTCATCCGGGTTAGGAATATCATTAAGATCTAACTGAATGTTTATAATGTCTTCTTTGACTTTGTGTGTTATATCTTTGAGTGCTTTTAACTCAGATACAGGAATAAGATGTGTTTGAAAACCACTACGGCTTTCATGTACTTCATACTCCTCATCCCAGAATGGATTAAACTTAATGTAATACAAAGTTCTCTTTGGATCTTCACATTCATAATCCATGCTAACAAACTCCGTGTAGATGTCTTGTTCTTTTTTCAACTCACTAGGAAAGAATGAAACATGTAGTTCATCTTTACCACTTGGTCTAAAAGCCATCTTAGGAATGTATAATGCATCTTCTAGATTATTTTTTTTAAAATAATCCTCATGCTCTTTTCTAAGTTCTGCTACTTTTGCTTTACGTTCTGCAGGTGTCATAAAACTTTTTTTTTCAACTTGTTTAGTATTAATCATATCTAACTATTTATCTACTTGCTTGTGCTGGTGTTGGCATTTCTGCAATCTGCATCTTCTCAAACTCTGCTTTGAAAAAACTCATTCTAGCATCACCATTACGTGCTTTAAGAAAGTGCAAACACAATGTTCTATCATTCTCAATAATATATCTATCAGGACCATAAAACCTTATCTTCTGTTTTGCAGGACGGTTAATACCAATTAATGTATCAGCATGTTGTAACATAGCATCTGAACCAAAGATATCTGATTCAAGAATATAGTTACCATACTTACCATTAACTGCTCTATCAGGGTTATCAATATTCCTATTCAACTGTGATAGTGCAATAAATAAACAAGGATAATCACGTTTTACTTGTGTAAAGAACTCACCTAACTCAAACAACATATCTAATCTATTAGTTTGATATGGTGCTCTCTTAACAAGTATGGTATGATCTAATGTAATAATTGTTTTCTTACCTTTATGTTCATTCATGTATGCATCTATCTGTTCCCTCATTTGGTTAACAGTCATAGGTGTACTGATTATATCAACAGGATGCTTGATTCTTTCTTTAGCATACTGATGACATGTATTTATAACATCATTAGTTATCTTACCACCAGCTGAACATAACTCTTTGTATGTCTTACCAGTAATAGAACTAAATTCTCTGATTGCAGAAGTTCTTCCAACCATCTCAAACTGAAACTCAAGAACTCTGAAATCATCATCAGGATTTAGAATAAAAGATTCTCTTACAATTTGATCTTTAATTAATGTTTTACCTGAACCAGGTCTACCACCAATTACAGTAAGAGTATTCCACTCCAATCCATCTGTTGTAGCCTCATTAAACTTTGGCCACGGAGTATATATAGACTTTTCTTCACCAGTCTGTCTTTTCTGCATGTATTTCAATGCCTCATTAAATGCATTGTATTGACCAGCCCAAGCCTTTTGAAATTTACTCATACAACTTTTTCTTTAAAATGAAAGTTTTCATCAGGCTCTATACCATCTCTAACCATATCACAATAGTCTGCAAGCTTTGAGGTTTTAACCTTATGCTTATCTTGTTTTGCTATTGTATACTGACTATTCTGCATATATTCCCAGTTAACTGCTCTATACTGTGTAATATACATGTTAATAGCTTTATGAACTTCTTCCCATGTATAATCAAACTCATCAAAGAACCATCTAAAGTTCTCTGTCAATATTTTTACATTGTTTCTAGCAGGTACACCAGAAGGTAACTTGCCAGGAGGAAAAGACTCTCTGTATTTTTTTACATTTTCTACATAATCTTTACCCATTAAATCACTAGCTGTTTTCTTTTTAGCTTTAATAAAGTAATTATCTAAACTTCTCATTAGCTTCTTGCCATGATCAGTTATCTTTGAGTCTTTGTAAAAACCTTGGTCAATTAAATTAACCATGTCTTCCTCTAAGTATGTTGAAGGTCTAACACCTTCTTTAAGTGAATACAACAACAAACATTGGTTTGGTGTTATATTATTCTTCAGTATTTTCTGTAGTAGATCCCACATCTTTAAAATTTAAATTATAATACTCCGTTAATAATGTAAAAGCTCTAAAAAATCCTGGATCTTTAGAGTAAAGGAAATCATTTCCTGTTTTTCTGCTGTGTATTGCTGTAGCATGATTAATTCCTAAGAATCTACCTACCTCTGTTACACCAAGGTTATAGGAACAAATTGCAATATACCTAAATGCATGTTTGTAATTCATTACAGCCTTAACCCTTGTAGGAATATTTTCTGTAAAGTAATGTTGTAATTCAGGATTATTTCTTTGAACTACTTTAATTAAACCATTATATAGATCATCCAAAGTAATAGGTCTATCACTGCTTTCAACTAATTTATAACTAAGAATTAAATCATACTTATATTTCTCACGTAATTCTACCTCAAGTGCTTTTATATCTGCATAGAGTTTTGAATGAAGTTTTGCATTCATAACTTGTTGGTTTTTAATGTATTAAGAATAATGCTGACCTTACAAAGATAGCAATAAATTACCAGGTTATCAAAGATTTACCTTGTTTATTAAGTTCTTGGTTAATCTTATTAAATACATCTTTACTATCCCATTTACCACCTTTATATGCAGCAGATGCAGGATGAGGTACTTTAAAGATTGTATTGTTATCCAAATGCTTAGCCCATGCTTCAGCTTTTTTACCTAACAATACAATTAAAAGATCATCTCTCTTATTTAACTGTGAGAATAAATGCTCAGTAAACTTTTCCCATATTGAGTAGTGACTACCAATTTTACCAATTTGTACAGTCATTGCAGTATTAAGCATTAATACTCCTTGATTAGACCATCTTTTTAGATCTGTATCCCTACTTGCATCAGGATACTGATTCTTTAATTCATCAAAAATATATCTTAATGATGGTTGCTCCTTCATTGTTTTAGAACAACTAAAAGATATACCATCAGCAACATCCTGTTGTGGATATGGATCTTGTCCTACAAATACAACTTTCATATCCTTATAAGGACATTCTACAAATGCATTTACAGTTTCTTTAAGCTTTGGGGTAAACCTATTACCCTCTGTATATTGATTATATAGATTGACTACTATATCATCAAAGAGATCACTATTTATAAAAGGAATCAAGCAATCCCAACCAGCCTCTTCTAAGTTTATTAGAAAATTCTCCCGGTGTTTTGTTATGTTTATAGCTAATTCTGACATATTTATACTATATTTGTTTAAATAAAAAAACTAATTATGAGTGAAACAAAAAGATACAAAAGACACAACACATATGATTACACTAAAAGTGTAAATATTGACATCAATACTAGTTATATTGAAGGTCTTGATAATATCATAAGATACTTTTTGTTAAATATTGTTGAAGATCCAACAACAATTCCACAAACTTTCCAAAGATTTGCTACTGTTCTTGGAGGTAAAAAATTAGATAATCAACTAACTCCAGTAGAGAGTATGATCTTTATTTTATATACCATTGTTACAGAACTTAAATCAAAAGCTAAGGAAGCAGGTTATGAAAGAGATAATGAGAATGATGAAAGTTATACTCATGATGAAGTTGTTGATGGATTAAAAACAATCTTAAATGAAAAGGGTCATGATATAGATGAAACTAAAGTAAAATCTTTACTAAGCATTTTACAAAACAAAAAATCATCTTAACTGTATTCCTTGTTCATCACCTATTCTCATACATTCTTGGATACATAGATTAAGCTCTTGCTTATCACAATCTGCAAAAGATTTACAATACTCTGTTTTATCTTTCATAAAACATAGACCTGTTTGTCTTTTTACAAGGAGCTTCATCTCCATAAAGGTATACCCAATGTCACTTGCAAGTTCTCTTATCATAGCATGGAGTCTTGCAAGTTGTGCATTTGTACCATTATCAGTACTTACACTTATAAACATTTCTATCCTGGCTCCATCTGGAACATCAGATAAAAATGCATTTAATCTAGTCTTTTGAATTTTGGCAGGAAAAGTAATCTCACCACCATTTACCTGTGCAGGTATAAAAATATTATTCTTCATAAAGATTTGTTCAGATCTATCACAGAATCAACAGCCTCAGCTTGTGCCCTTCTAACCTTGTTAATCATTTTTTGAGTATGAGGATCTTTAGTCTTCATGTGATTCTTAATTAGTTTGATCTCTAGATCAACTAAGTACTCAATTTTTTTCTTAACTGCTGGTGATAAATTTTTCACTTCATGTTTATTTTCTTAATAAAAAATATCTTCTTCTGAAGATATATAAATTACTTTTATAATGTTTGATCCTGGTTGTTCATCTCCGGGATCACTTACTACAATCTCTTTCATTATATTCTTTAATTGTTTTAAACTTTAATAAAAATAAATAATGGTGCAAACTAGCTGTAAAGATACAAATGATTTCACCAAGTAATAAATTATAAACACAACATAATAGACCTATCATAAAAATATATTTTAAATACGTATATCTTTTAGATCTGGTTAGTGCATAAAAAATTGATAAGAAAAATGCCACAGCAAATATGTTATGCAGCATCATATACTTCTCAACTGAAAATACAGTTAAAAATAAAAGGAGCACCCCAGGGATACTCCAATCTTTTAACTGTAAGAAATAATATACTGTTGCTATATTACATAATAGATATAAAGGTTGTACAGAGGTATTAAAATATTTTGACAAAGATATTTCATACCCATCAATTAGAACACATAAAACTGGATACAAACAACAACCAACTATTGTAGAGAGTCTCCAATAATACCCATATGATTTCATACTTTTCTAAAATAATTATACAGTTTGTGATTAATCCTGTAATATACAAAAACTCATTTGAATCTTAATGAGTTTTCCACTAAAATAAATTCTTGCCCACAATTAAAACAATCCAGTTGATCATCTTTTTTATTAAGATTTGATGCCAAACAATTTGGACATAATGTATCAGATCTTTCAGCAATAGGTGTTGCATATTCTGCAACAACTTGTTTTAGATAATCATTAGGTTCTCCAAGAAAACCTTCCTCAATCATTTGGATGTAGACTTCTTTCATACGTCCCATCTTATTCTATCTCCACTGTTAACCCATATTCCCCAAGAATAGAAGCAACAGGTTTTAATTCATCAATAGGACCTGTCTTGACAGAGCATTTACCATTGTTATGTACAATGATTGCACACTGTTCTGCTTGTTGCTCAGTGTGTTGACAGAAAGACATTAAGCACTCTATAACGTACTTAAATGTGTTTTCTTCATCATTGTATAATATTATGCTCTTAGTTTCCAACATCTCAGTTATTTCACTGATATCAATATCAGTAATTTCTTCTTCTAAATGTTGGTTCTTATTATTAATATACTCTTTATATAATTTAAAGTTAAAGTTATCCCAATATTTATTGTAATTTTCTTTCTTCATCCTTAAAATATTTATCCTGTAGGTATTCCTCCCATTCCTGACGTTTAAAGCCATTAACAAAAAACCAACCTACATTTAATTCAATCCATTTGTATGCACTATAAAACATTACTACTTGTTTTTAAAGGTTCATAATAATAAATCTTCTTTGAGTCAAAACCTTTTAAAGCATTACTGACCCATGTTTCATCTACGGTATCTCTGTAACATAAGATATGACACAAAGATGTTTGAGATGGATTAAGTCTTAATAACCTACCTATTCTTTGTGCAGCTTTTCTTTCATTACCATATGCATGCATAATAATACCTTGCTTTAGATTAGGTATAGTAACACCTTCACTAAGTTGTAATACACAAGATAAAGTATTAATCCTTCCATCAGAAAACAATTCTAGATTATCATCAGAGGAATTGTTACCAGAATGGTAACTATGACTACATAGCTTATCTGCTTGTTGCTGAGTATTAGCAAAAATAATACACTTAGACTTTACTTTATTTAATAATGATGTAACATACTCTTCTTTAGTAGGATAATCCATCATACTTTTCATTCTCATAATAGAACTAATAGCTTTAGATTTACCTGGTCTAGAGTTTAATACCCTTTGACTATAATAACTATAATCATCTCTTTCAGATGTATACCAATGACCACCATTCTTATTCTTTTTCTTGAGAGTCTTAATCTTAGACAACTCAAGCATGTGAACCATGATCTTATAATCATTTAGAATATTACTACTTGTTGCATCATCAACACTAAACTTGTATTTAACAGGACAATACTTCTGCACCATCTCATATTTTTCTGATCCCCTTCTTTCCGGAGGAGTACCAGTTAATCCTACAATCTTACCCTTAAAATTGGATAAAAATTCATCATGACTATATAGTAAACTATGACATTCATCAAGATATATTACATCATAGTCATTAGGATTCTTTTTATTTAGTGATAAGTATGTAGTAAAGTGAACATAGTTAGTTAAATCTTCATGATTCATCTTTCCAAATTCATCTATCCAGGATTTTAATATTGTTTTTTTAGGAGCAACAACTAAATACTGAACCATAGGATGAAAGTTTTTAACCATATGGTTTACACCAATTCTAGTTTTACCTACACCCATTGATATTCCTAAACTACATCTATCATTTTCTAATAATACTTTTAAACCTTTATCTTGAACTTCTTCTCTATTCATATCTATTTAGTTTTTTTTCCATATCTAACATAATTAAAGATTGTTGTTTAATCATTGATCTATACTTGAATATGTAAGATGTTTGAAACCCTAACATGATTGCAAGTATTGCTATATAAAAGTACCAATGTAAACTCTTTGTAAAGTTTATTCTTTTTAAATTAGTTTTCATACTTGTTTTCTTTTTAACCAACTGTTACCATCATCAGTACAGATGTAATGAGTTTCTTTAAGGTCATTAATAATAAGTATTGAATTCATATAAGCAGACCATGCCTCAAAAGTCATTTCTCTTTCAAACATTGTCTGAATCTTATGATCTTTGTTTTTATCTAAACTCATAATCTTCTTTTGTATTTTATAAAATACTCAATCCCTGAGTGGACTACAATCAAATGCTTGTCTGTTCTTAAGTAATTGTATGGGTTATAAAAGTTCAAGGCTAATCTTGCATATAGCTCAGGCAAATGTTCCTTAACTAACTTATTGATTTCCTTTTTACTTCCTCTCTTTGCTCCATCCATCCAACTATTCCATTGCTTAAAGTCAATAGATGTGCAGTCAGCTACATATTCTAAGTGGTCTATATTATTGTATGTAAACATATTATAATTTTTTTAATTAGTCACTTTTAGTTTAATCTTTCCAAATCCATTTACATTTGGTGCACTGCTTATATCCAGAATCAAATGTGTTATACTCTTCATGTTTACAATCAGACTCTACAGGTTTTTCATAACCTTTAAGAATATCTATCATTTCATATAACTCTTGTCTTGTAAAAACTCTTTGTTTAGAGTTCTTTATCTTCTCTCTTAACTTCTCCAGGTCCTGCATCTATTAATAATTTAAAAGTTGAATAATTTTTTCTTGACCCATTAATCCAACATCTTATTGTTGAATGAGGAATATTAAATTCATCAGCAACTTCCTTAGCAGAGTTATAAATCTTACCAGTTCTAATGTCTATAATTTTGTTTGCCATATTAGTATAGTTAATAAGAATAATCCAATGATTACCATAATACTTAAAAGTATCAGATAAATTGTTGCAATTATACTGTACTTAAACTTCATTACCAGACTTCTTTTTAATATAATTTGACAACAAGTCTTTGTGTTGTTTATAATACTTAATAAGCTTATGAAACTCTAGATCAGGATAGTCATTTAAATTAATCCTATCAATGATTTCCCAGAATCCATATTTATCTATGTTTTCTGCTAGATATTTATACCTATCTTGTATAAACTTATTAAACTCTTCATTAGATACTTCATCTATGATAAGTTTCTGCCACATTTTTAAATCTTCTTTGCTCATGTTCTACTAATTGAAAATCCTAACTCTTTTGCATCCTCTGGATTTAATTCAATCCATGTATGACAATTCCTACATACAGAAAGCCATGTGGCAGTATCTAGATGATACTTGCCACGTCCTTTCATATGGTGCACATCAGTAGATTTTAAACTACATTGATGTATTTTTGCTTGACACATTGGATACTTGCTTAGAAACTGTTTTCTTAGCTGGGTGTATTCTCTGTTTGCTTGAGCCATTTTTTTTGACACCTTTCTCATTTGGGTCTGATTTTAATAATAAAAAATTCTTAGGAAGCAAACCTTCTTGCATAAACTTAAGTATGATATCCTCATATCTTATGTCTAACTCCTTGAGACTCATCTTATTATTATAATCAGGAAGATACTCAAAAGGTTGGTTTAAAAGCTGTTGTCCTGCCTCACTCTTAGCAAAGATACTAAAAAGAGAATTAGATTTCTGATAACAAACGTACTGTTTTAGCTCATTTATTACATCTTGACCTCTCTTCCAAACCTTAGTGATTCTTCTCTTCTTATCCCAGTGCATGAATTTAACTTCATCTTTAGTATACATATTCAAACCATGCAACACTCTTTTAAACAAATAATGTTGATATGGGTTTAATCTTGTGTACTCTAAATTCTGTATTAAACTTTTAGGATGTAGTTGGTATTCACTAAGTAGTCCTAGATAAGCATATCTTTCTTCTCTATGTTTTAGTTTATGAATTTCCTTAGCTGTTTGTAATTTCTGTAATTGTTTTTCTGATAGCATGTCTAAAAAATTTATGGAGTTATTATAAAGTAGTGTAAACTAAAAGGGTGCACGTATGCACCCCCTTAGTGTAAAATATATAGTTATAGATTATAATTCAAAAGCATCATCTTCAAAGTCATCTATAACTTCTTCTGAAACTTCTTCTACAACCTCTTCAACAGTCTCTTCAACTTCAGAAGTTATTTCTTCAGGTTCTTCTTCCTGTTTAGCATTCTCTTCTTCAATTGCTTTTATACTGTCTTCTAAGTCAACTTGATTGTCTGTAGGTTTGGTTAAATCAAAACCTGATTCTTTCTTATCAATGTTAAATAAGTTATTCAATGCACTCTTTTGACCTTGAGCATTAGCTTCTTTGATAGCATCACCATTAGTATGTGCTATAAACTCATCCTCAACAGTACTTGTTGCATCATACATTGTCTTCCTATAAATAGGTTCACCATAATAGCAACATACAATGCCTGTTTTTCCAGCAATCTTTAGATCTGAATCAGGATCATCTATGTTAAATGGTGTAGTAGATTCTTTAATTACAATTCTACCTGGCAACTCAGTCTTATTCTTCATGTCAACAACTTTAAAATCTTCAAGCTTTGCATGTAATAATGCTGTTACTGGTTTAATACTTAAGAAATTATTTGAATATACTTCTTTGTTTTGACTTAATCTCACATAACCATATTCAGGATTTTGTGACTGTCTAATTACATTTCCCTTCTCATCAGGGATGATTTGAACTTTGTTCATGTTTTTAAATTTTAAAAGGTAAATAAAATGGGTTGAGGCTACTCCTCATTGTTGAAATACGGGTCATTCAACTTTTCACTTTCATCTATTTCATCAAGGCCTGGTTCATACTCTTCATCCATATCTTGGATGGCAGCATTTTTACCTTTATGAAACATATTGTAAAAAGGATTACCCACATGTTTTGTATAGGATGTATTTATACCTTCTAGATCTTGCACCTCTTGATCACTGAGTGACAGATACACTTCTGTTGAGCACTCTATGATACGTCCGTTTGCAAGTTGAATAATCATATACAAATTTATTCAAAAATACAATACGGTTGTCAAAAAGGGTACAAAAATTTAGAAAGTTAA